TATTTAGAGGGATGGACATACTACCTTATTAATGCATCGTTCTGCGCGATCGTTGTGGCTTTGCTGCAAATAGTAAAGCAAACATCCTTAAGCCTTCATATTCAAATCATTAATGCTGTAGCAATATTTGCCCATGGATTAGGATTTATAATCTATCTAACGGGTCAACCGCCTACTATTTATAATGATATAATCCTAGTGCTAGGCGTGATCGAGTTCACACGTCTGATGTTGATCACCAAAATGGATTATAGGGAATATGGACTTATTGGTGGCTTTAATTCTATTTACAGGTTTGTCCATTTCCGTAAGCTGGGTGGTCATCGCTAATGCAATTGTCCGACGTAAAAATGCAGCTAACAGAGCAAGCCCTAAATAACCCAAAGGTGCAGGGCGCTATTGCTGCAAGCACTATGGCGGTAGGAGTGGAGGCAAAGGTAGCTAGCTGGATACCAAGCTTATTATCTAGCATATCTTTATTTTTAGGATGTGTTTTAACAATTACATTTATTGTTCATAGAGTTGTATTGATCTATAAAGATGTAAAAGAAATTAAACAAGGCAATTAGCTGCACGACAGGGCGGTATCACCTAAATCCTCTCCACCTGATCGACTTACTATGAATTGGATAAAAATAATAACATTTCTCGCTGGTCTTGCTATCATAGGCCTTGTAAGCCCTTTAATAGCCGTGGGGGTATTTTTAGTAATCCTAGGGAATGAGGGTTTTTAAATGCCTTATAAAGTTAGAAAGCGCAAAAAATAGTTACAATAATGCTTTTAATGTGGTCGGCTCTAAAGCCTAGGCGATCATGTGAGATGCAATCTAAAAACCTTCGCAATGACAGTAATTTTAATATCTGTCATTGCGCTCATAGCACAAGAACCCTTACTATTAACCCTGAAGTATTTAGGCATAGCCCTAACTGCTCAGGGTATTATTATTAACAGCATAGAAGAAGGTCGGAGGGACAAAAATGGATGACCTATTGTTAAACGGGAAACTATGGGTAACTAGCGGGACAGGGTTAAGCGTTCCATCTGGTGGTTCAACTTACTTTGCAGTTGTAGTCGGGGATAGGCCGGTAGAGTTCCGATCAAGAACAATAAACACAGCTGGTGATGATGTAATTGTCACATTTTATGAGGACTCTGAATTTTCCGGAGGTGTTGAGGTAGACGCTTATAATCGAGACAGAACTAAGCGAGGAGAAGTTCCTAGGCAGTTCAAAGTATTCTCAGGGGTAACACCAACGGTTACAGGCACGCCAATAATTACATTTGGCTTACGCTCTAGTAATGCCACGCCGGCAAATTCAGTGGTATCAGGTCAGGATAATGGCATAGTCTACAGAGCAAATACCACCTACCTAATAGAGCTTAGAGATGATGATACTAGCGGGGCTACCTTTGACTTTAACTCAACTGTAATGGAATTGGAGGTGTAGCATGGGTAATACAGTTCAAACTCAATTAGATGAGCAGCTTAGAAAAGGCCGTGTATGGACTATTGAGGAAGAGTTTAGCACAGTTGCAGGGTCATCAAGATTCTATGGATATAATTCTAATGGCGTAACTATCTCATTAGGGATTACAGGTAGTAGTAACTCCGAGAAGACAAAAATAATTATACGAGAAAAGGATGGTTATAGTGGTGGAACTGATATAAAGCTTCAGAATAGAAATCGTATTGCAGGCGTTAACCAGACCTTAATAAGAAGGAGTACGATTGCCCTAAGTGCGGGAAAAAGTTAGCGAAAAGAAAGGGATCCAATGGGGATTTTTGGGGGTGTACCGGATTTCGTGATGGCTGCAAATTTACAGCCCCTAATAAACGGAATAAACCAGATTTTGAAGCTACGTCAAAACCGAAAAAGAACGAGAATGACGTATTGGCTGAATGTCCATTATGCAGTGAAAAGATTAAAAGGCTCTACTCTAAAAAGAACGATAGTTACTTTTGGGTTCATGTTGAGGATGCACCTAATTGTAAAAAATACATCTCAGATAAGAATGGGGATCCAGTGAAATGAAAACAGTAACTGTGTATTGCCCTAAAGGGTGTGCTCAGAAAATCGTAGATTTTGGTTTTAGGGATCTTGTTATTTTGCCATCTATATTAAAACGGGAGTTAGTAAAAAATAGAGAATCAACACGTTATAAATAATTATAACAACCGAGAATTGGCCAAAACTACCAAACATGCGTTTGAATGTGGTAGAATGGTCAATGAACAAGTTACTAGGAATGCTATTCTAAGTACATGGGTGCGACGAACTAGCTTTTGCTAGACACCCCACCGCCTGAAAGGGCCGAGGCTGTGCCGGTAAGGGTGTTTTCGGAATGACAAAACAAAAAGTTTTGTCGTAGAAGGGCTCCTCGATGAGCCCTTTTTTACGCCTGCTGTTTTGGTAGCGGCCTCCCTCCTAACAAACAATCAAGAATAAGCTCCATTCTCACCTTTTTAATTTTTGGAGCATCGGGGCAAGGCTCTAGTTTGGGTGCAGTCCAGCAGAGCTTTGAACTTCCATTAGTGTTGAAGCCTTTTACCGATTATACATTGAAGTACAAAACGCATCCGCATCGCCAGCGGACTATGGAATACTTCTATTATTATTTGCTAACCCAGAAGGCTTAAAAAGCTCGATATAACCTTGTATAATAAAGACTCGCATAAGCGCATAAAGCAAGGTTAAAGTTATGGCTGAGACAAGGGCACAGCTAAATAGACGCATTCGCCAAGAGGCATTAAGAGAGCAATTAAGCAAGCAGAAGCATATAGAGCAAGTCATTGAAAACATTAAGGAAATAGAAAAGCCTGATGTGGACAAAGATAGAGTTATTGCACTAGAGAAGGCTAACAACGCTCGTATGAAGCTAGTCAATAAATACTTGCCTGATTTAAAGCTTGTTGATGCCGAAGTAACAGGTGAAGGGGGCGGCCCTATAGAGGGTAAGTTTACAGTAGAGTTTGTAAATGCCTCATCTTCAGATACCAAGTAAGCTAGAACGCTTCGTCACTACCCCTAAACGTTACAAAATAGCTTTTGGGGGTAGGGGTGGCGCCAAGTCCCAGACCTTTGCTGACATCTTCCTGATGAAGGCTCAAATCGAAAAAGCTAAAGTGGGGTGCTTTCGTGAATTCCAGAACTCAATAGACGATTCTGTTCACTCCCTTCTATCCGATGAGATAAGGCGGTTAGACCTGTCAGGCTTTAATGTGCTAGATAAGGTTATCCGTTGTGGTGATGGTGGTTTCACCTTTAAAGGCTTGTCAAGGAATCCCGACTCCGTTCAATCCATGAATGCTTACAAGTATTTCTGGATAGAGGAAGGTCACTCTATTACTAAGAAGTCATTCGAGAAGCTAACCCCTACGCTACGTAAGAACGGCTCAGAGGTGTGGGTATCCATGAACCCGCAATCATCTCTTGATTATATGTCCCAACGATTCATAGAGCCTTACAAGTCAGAGCTATTAACTAAAGGCGTGTATGAGGATGATGACCATCTTATTGTATGGATTAACTATTCTGATAATCCTTGGTTTCCTGATGTACTTGAGCAGGAGCGTCTAAATGATTTTAAGCGCTTAGATAGGCATGAGTACTATCATATCTGGGAAGGGCACTATAACGACAAGGTGGCGGGATCAATTATCAAACCTGAATGGGTGGACGCTGCCATAGATGCACACAAAAAGCTTAACTTTAAACCTACTGGTTTAGAGGTGGCGGCATACGATCCAGCAGACAGTGGAGATGCAAAGGCTTATGTTAAGCGTAAGGGGGTATTGATTACACAGGCGATAGATACAAAAGACTTTGATGTAAATGGAGCAACAGACTGGGCGGTTGATGCTTGCCAATCGGTTGATCACTTTGTATGGGATGCCACAGGAGTCGGGTTGTCACTTAGGCGGCAAATCACACAGTCATTACCTAGGGCTGAGCTGCATGAATTCCACGGCGCTAAGGAGCCTGACAACCCTAATTCATCTTATGAGCCACCGGATAGCTCAGATGCCAAGCCCATCAAAAACAAAGACGCTTTTATTAACTTAAGGGCGCAAAGGTTCTGGGAGCTTAGGGATAGGTTCTACAAAACATATAGAGCGGTCGAGGAAGGGGAGTATATTAACCCTGACGAACTCATTAGTCTTAGCTCAGAGATAGCTGGATTGGAAAAGCTAAAGGCTGAGTTATGTAAGATACCTAAGCAGCCTACCGGCACAGGAAAGATACAAATCATGCGCAAGGATATCATGAAGGAAAAGCTCAAGATTGACTCACCAAACCTTGCAGATGCCCTAATGATGTCAATGGGCACCTATGAAAGCAGAATAACTCACACAGATTTGCACTTTGCATCCGCTTTCTAGTGTTATAAATGCAAATTATGATTTAAAATAAGCCCATAAATACAAATTATGGTGAATTTATGGCGCGCCGGAGTAAGAAAGATATAGAGTTTGATGTTGTACAAGAGGCCAAGGAGCGTCTTGATAAAGCATATCAGGCAGGCAGGGAGCAACGAGACAAGGCGGTTGACGATCTTTTATTTGCTCAGGTTGAGGGTAGTCAGTGGCAAGACAGGGACGATCGAAAAGGCGGAAGACCTCGATTCGAAGTTAATAAGATAGCCGCTCACATCAATCAGGTAATTGGTGAATATCGACAGAACAGGGTTGGCGTTAAGGTTCGCCCCGCTGGAGGTAATGCCACTACTGATCTAGCGGATACATTCAATGGTTTAATCCGAAACATCGAGAATGTATCAAACGCAAAGAATGCGTATGACTCAGCCTATGATCTTCTTGTTAATTCAGGGTTTGGTGCTTGGCGCATCATTACAGAGTATGAAGAGGGCTCTTTTAACCAAGTTGTTCGCGTTAAGGGTATTCCAAATGCGTTAACCAAGGTGTGGATGGATCCCGTTGATACCGACCCTAATAAGCGTAATGCTATGTGGGGTTTTGTTCTTGAGAATATGTCCCGCGAAGAGTTCGCCAAGAAGTACCCTAACTCCCCTATCTCTGATTTCTCTGTACCTGAGAATGAGCTTCATAGACAGTGTGGCGCATTTGAAACCACTATTGATAAAGTCACTATTGGTGAGTATTGGAGAAAGGTACCGGTAACAAAAGAGCTGGCGTTATTAGATAACGGGCAGGTAGTAGACCTTGATGAGATTCGAGACGTTCTTGATGATATGAACGCTCAGGTTGTCCGTACTCGTAAATATAAAACCCATAAGGTTGAGATGTACATTGTTTCAGGCTTGGAGGTTTTAGAGGGGCCTATGGAATGGGCTGGCTCTTATATCCCTATTATCCCAGTGTTTGGCTTCAACTATTATGTAGATGCACAGCATTATTATCACGGTGTTGTGCGCCCTGCTAGGGATGCTCAGACGGTATTTAATTATGCCTTGTCTGCCAATATTGAGGCGGTGGCCTTATCTCCTAAAGACCCTTATTTTGTTTCTGATAAACAAGTTAAAGGGTTTGAAAGTCAATACGCGAATTTCAATGTAGAGAATCGTCCATTCCTATTCTTCAATCCTGATCCAGAGAACCCCGGCCCACCTAAGCGAGGCGGGGCGCCATCGGTGCAGACTGCATTAGTCCAAACTATGCAACAAGCAGAAATGGACATACAGAGTACAACTGGAAGGTTTAGCGCCAATCTTGGTGATAATCCTGCCAATGAGTCAGGAAGAGCGCTTCTTGCTCAGCAAAAGCAAGGTGATTTATCTACTCAGATTTTGCTCGATAATATGACGAAAGGCCGACAATATACCGGGGAAATACTCGTTGATCTTCTACCTAAGATATATGACACAGAGCGTCAGGAACGTATTTTAGGTGAGGATGGTGGGACAGAGTTTGTACAGATAAACTCCACTGTTATTGATGAGGCCACGGGGAAGCCAGTTATTGTCAATGACTTGTCTCAGGGCATTTATGACGTAATGGCTGACACCTCCCCAAGTTACGCCACCCAAAGAACTGAAGCCGTTAACGCATTGACTACCTTGGCTACAGCTCAGCCAGAGCTTGCTCCGGTTATGTCTGATCTAATATCTAAGAATTTAGACTTTCCATTCTCAGAAGAGCTTACCTCTCGTATTCGTAGGCTGATGATTTCTCAGGGCGCAATAGAGCCTAATGAACAAGAAGCTCAGGAGATGGCGGCTAACATGCCACAGCCAGACCCAATGCAAGAGGTTATAGCCCAGATTAATCTTGAACGTGAACGATTAACTAACCTGCAAATTCAGGCGAACATTGAGGCGACCATGGCAAATGCCAATAACTTCAACGCTGGGGCTGACCAAAAACTGGCATCAATTGAAAAGACCATGACAGAAATGGCTAAGATCGTATCTGATATCCGCTCTCAGGATCATGACAACCTTAATAAGGACGCTGACACATTAAGCAAGCTTAAGGACGCAACCACTGCAACAATGAAGGAAGGGGAAGCGTTAATGGTATCAGGGGAGGGCTTAGAGGTTAGAGAGGATCAGCTTGACCTTATAGAGGGGCAGCAGGAAAGCCTAGTAGTTGACCAACAGCCTACAGGTCAAATATAATTGTAAATTATGGGGAGTAGCTACCCCATAAATAAAATAAATATTCATTCGGAAGAATGCACACATGACAGAGCAAACCGCACCCGTTTCGGAAGAAACACCTACATCGGTAGAAGGTACAGAGCAACCAAATCAGGAAGCTCAGATACAAGAGACAGAGAAAAAACAATCCTTTCAAGATCGCTTCAATCAAGTCTACGGACAAAAGAAGCATCTAGAGCGCCAGAATCAGGAGCTTGAAGAAAGGCTTAAAGCACTTGAAGAGAAGAATCAACCAAAAGAGCCTACCTTGGAGTCATTTGATTATGATGACGACAAGTTTCAGGAAGCGCGTATTGAATACAAAGCTTCTCAAATGGTTGATCGAAAGCTTCAAGAGCGCGAGGAATTGCAAGCTAGGCAGGAAGAACAAAGGAAGGCCCAAGAATTAACCGCTAAGTTTGACCAAAAGAATTCAGGATATCAGGCTAACAACCCAGAATATGCGAATCTTTATAATCAGGCGTTAAGTAGTGGTTTTATTCAGGATATTCCAATGGATATCCAGAATGCCATCGCAGCAGATGAGAATGGCCCTAAGATGCTACACGCATTGCTTAAGGATCCCATGCAAGTCGAGCAGATGCGTACAGCTTCGCCAGTAGTGGCAGGCATGATGCTGCAAAACCTACAAAGCTCAGTCTCAGTGAAAACGGTAAGCGAAGCACCAGAGCCAATCAAGACCCTTGATGGTTCTAGCACAGGTGGTCGCGAACCTACAAAAGAACAATTAAGTAAAATGAGTGCTGATGAGTATTATGCTCATCGCATGAGACAACCAAAATAATGGAGGCCTGTCATGGCTAACGCTTTTGAAAATATGGACATTATCGCTAAGGAAGCCTTAGTGATTGCCAAAAACAACATGGTTATTATGGAGAAAGTTGACCGTCAACACTCCGATGACTTCACTAATGATACGGGTGATACCATTCGTATTCGTAAGCGTGTTCGATATGAAGCGGTTGATGGTGCGGATGTTACCGGCCAGATTCGCGACATCATTGAAGGTTCTACCACTCTAACCCTAGACCAGTTTAAATCAGTTCCTGTTGAAATTGGCTCTAAAGAAATGACCTTAGAGGTTGATGACTTTAACCGTATCGTAACTGAGCCAGCTATGGTTGAGCTTGTACAGCAAGTAGAAACCTCTCTGGCTGAACTGTATAAAGAGGTTTACTGGTTCACTGGTACTCCGGGTACCACTCCAAGCACCTATAAAGACATTAACCGTATGCGTGAAGTCTTAACTAAGGCGGGCGTTCCTGCTGGTGATCGTTGTGCATTCTATGAGCCGGGCGCAATTAGTGAGCTAGGTGATGGCCTTAAAGGTGTATTCCCTACTGAGATTGCACGTCGCGCAATTGAGAATTCAACCATTGGTCGCTATGCAATGTTTGATGTAATTGAATCCGTTTCTCTTGTTAATCACACTGTAGGTAACTACTCGGGTACGCCTGTTGTTGCTGGTGCTGGTCAAGAAGTAACGTATGACGCGACTCGCAACTCATACACTCAGACATTAAACACTTCAGGCTGGACTGTATCGGTTGCTGGTCTTCTGAATGAAGGTGATGTGTTTACGCTTGCTGATGTGTATTCGGTCAACCCTAAGACTCGCCAATCAACTGGTGATCTACAGACTTTCGTGGTTCGTGCGGATGCTGCTAGTGATGCAGGCGGTCTATCTACTCTGACAATCTCTCCAGCAATCATTACAGAAGGTGCAAACCAAACTGTACAGATTGGAGATGGTTCAAGTACTGTACTTCCTGATGCAACAGCTATTGCGGTTATCTCTGGTACGGCGGGTGCTCAATACCCACAAAACCTAGGCCTGCATCGCAATGCATTCACCCTAGCCTTTGCTAACCTAGTAGAGCCTCAAGGTGGTGCACGCTCAGCTCGTGAGACCATGGACGGTATTTCGGTTCGTGTTACTTACGGCTATGACAGTCTACGTGATAAGAACGTAATCCGTTACGATGTTCTTTACGGTGCAACCGCTCAAAACCCACAGTTTGCCGTTCGTCAGACTGGCTAACACAATAGGGGCTTCGGCCCCTTTTTACTTTCATCTTAGGATGCTCAAATGCAATTAGAACAAGCTTTAACCATGGAAAAATCAGGCAAAAAAACAGGTTACCGAACCTATCTTTATATGTATCTTGATGGCGAAATGAAGGCTGAGATATTTACAGCTATGGATGCAGAGAAGGCATTAGAAAGCGGATGGTTTAGAAATCCTGCTGAAGCTCTTGGAGAAGAGAAGGTAAAGGAGAAGGCTAAGGAGTCCTTTAAAAGCCTAGACGTGGAAGAGGGGCTTAAAGTTTCAGCATTTAAAGAAGCAATCCAAGATGTAACTATTCAAACAAATCGCCTATTAAATTTTGATGCAATTGAAGACATTGATATATTGAAAGAGATTTGCGAACCAGTTGACTATAAGGGCGAGAAGTTATCCGATCAAATTAACTGGAATATTAAAGGGCGCAGAAAGTACGACCATGTTAAAATGGACGTAAAAAAAGCGCTTGATGAGCTGGGAATGTTAAATGGCGACGGCGAAGCAAATAATTAAAGATGCCTTTAAGAATATAGGTGTTAGATTTCTAGACCTTGATGACTCTGGTGCTACCGGCCAGAGCATTATTGAGGCAGCTTTCAGAAAGATCGAAATTAAATCCTCAACCACTCCTTTGACAACAGAGGAGCTAAATGATGGCCTCGATACGCTAAATGATTTATTGGCCGAATGGAATTATGACGGAATTGATCTAGGTGTCACCTCCGTCACACTTGGCGCAACAACGCTGCCTACTTGGTCACTGTCTGCTCTCAAGTCAAATCTAGCTGCAAGACTTGCTTCTGAATACGGTGAAACTGTGTCACAAAGCCTGCAAACTCAGGCAGTTGATGGTCGAGCATTAATGGTGGAGAGAACTTCCCCTATTAATTTAGCTGACGGCCTTCAATACCTTCATGACATGATTTTACAGTGGGATGCTGAAGGCATTCGCTTGGGGTATTTGTATCCAAGAGATATAAACGAAGAAGTTGGTCTTCCTAATTGGTCTTATTCAGCTGTTAAGTTTAATCTTGCAAAGCATTTAGCTCCACTAGCTGAAAAGCCTTTGAGTCAAGAATTAAACATATTGGCGGATAACTCCTATGATGAATTACTCCGTAGAACAGTTCATGAAATCAATGTGGTGTACCCAAATATTCTACCTACAGGCTCAGGTAATAGTACATGTAATACTTGGTATCAGCGGTACTTCCGTGATCCAACTAAGCGAGACATTCTATTGCAGGATGGCCCAATCTCAACCAATGAAGGCGAAATTATAGGAAATAGTTATGGCGATTAGAGTAGGGGCCACCCCAATACCACAGATACCACGTGTGAAAGCTGCCACTGGTACTGATTTATTGACACTGTATTCAAATTCAAATCAGGCGGCTGGCACGATCACTGTTAGTAATTTTATTGCTGATCTTGGTATTTTGACTGATAGCGGCACAGGTCCAAATATCATCAACCTGAATAACAATTCCACTTTGACCGCTCAACAGGTGCAGGATACAGATATTGTGTTTTGTGATTCAAGTTCAACAGCATTCAGCGTGCAACTCCCCAGTATTGCATCGTTACCAGCCGGTGAATCCATTTCATTTAAAAAGAACACCTCAGTTGATAATGATGTGACCATATTGGCGGCTGGCGGGGATACCATTGACGGTGACCCTAGTTTGATTTTAAGCGGCACTACTTACCCTAGTGCTCAATTAGTTTCTGACGGCGTAGCGTGGTTCGTATTCAGTGCCTAAGATACCTTTAAGTGTAGTCAGTGGGGATTATTCATTAAGCGGTGTTTCTAATAATGTCGCTTTTAATATGCCTCCCATTACAGTGGAAAGCTCTGGACTTGGGCAGGTCATCGCTTCCCAATTGCCTTCTCTTGAGTATTTGGATTACTCCGAAACAATTAACGGCTCTTATGCCGAAAGGCCAGAGGGGCAGCTTCAGGGCTGGGGTTTTATATCCAGTGAATTCCTTAATGGTATTTTATTTTGTGCAAATAATGCTCTTTGGATCTTCGTCCCATCGAATCGGTTCTTGTATAAGGTCATAGACGGAGGTGGTGCACAAATAACCATACCCGCCCAACCACGTCTTGATTGTGTAAAAATAGCTTCAAACGGCTTGATTGTGGCTATTGTTATCAGCAGTCCATCATCGCCGGATTATTATCTGACGTTAACGGCGGCCAGCTTCATAAATAAGACCGTTACAGCCACGCTTGAGCCGATTAGCGTGGCAGCTCCGAACTACACCACCCTTACATCCGGACAAGGTAGTATGGATGTGGTTTATTTGGATGGCTATTTTTGTTACATCACTAATGGCCTTGTAAGCACTCAGCCTAGAGTCCTGCATGGTACGCTTAAGACGGTTAATAATGGAAAAGACATACGTTTAGAGGATTTTACCGATCTAGACACATCTATTAATGTCACTGCTTTGTTTGAATATCGCGGGCAATTGGTAGCCTCAACGATGGATAAGATGTATTTTTTCCAGAATGTTGGCAATGTTGACTTTGCATTCCAGCTACTAAAAGGGCAGACCCAAGATATAGGCATAAGAAGCACAACAGCTTACAGGAAAACAACAAATGATGTTGTATTCATAGGTACTGATAACTCGAATAGTCTAGGGGTGTACAGCCTTTCAAGGGGTAAGCTATCAAATGACTTTATTGATAGAGTGCTATCCGATTTCTACCTAAGAGTTATTCCATGGGATCAAAACTTTCCTGCTTTGAATGGTGTCTACATGGCGCAGTACCAGCTCAACGATAGGTCTTATATTGGTGTGGGATACTATGAGCGCGATGTGCAAGGGGATATTGTTGAGGGTGAAACTTACTCAATGGATTTAGATACCAATATCTGGTTCCAAAATGAGACAAGAACCGAAGAGGTTAGTGGAATATCTAGCCTGCCTTACTTTGCTATAGATCACATAATTTCCCCATCATTAACCGAAGTGCAGAGCGACACTACTCGCTCAGTAATTATGGGCTGGGGCGCAGCAACGGACTTTTCGACAAAGGAAAATTATTTTTTTGCGTATTGTAGCGGGGATAGCTATGAGGGCGATTTCTTAGGTCTAAATACCACACCAACTGATCTTAATAGCTACGAAATAAGTCTAGGCCCGGTTTCTGACCTTCCTAGCGTCATGACGATTAGCGCTATAGGCATAAGTGGTAAGCAGTTAAATGCTGATATAGAGGCGTTTCAAACTGAAGATCTTGATAACTACATAAGCCTAGGTTCAGTCACTTGTGATAATAACGACTATAACGAATGGAGAAGATTAGGCGGATCGCTTAACCTAAAACAATTTAAATTTAAATTTTCAGGCGGGGATAGGTCTAGACCGTTTGTTGTGGTGACTCCTTACGCAAAAGGGAAAGCAAGCGATGCCTAAATTCGATGAGGATTTTGCTAAGTGGCCCGATTTCTCTGACTTCAACAAAGATCAGAAAATATCCGTAGAGTTTGCTAGGTATCTTGACGAACTAGTAGAGCGCTATAATTTTATAAGAATAAGACGATTAGACGGCACCAATCCAAATAATGTATTGGTTGGGGACTCAACTCAATTATGTCAGGACGGGAATGGCGACCTTTGGATTAAGACGGTAGACGGCGGTGACAATGGCTGGTCAAAAGTTGGATTGCAAACTTAACGTAATCACTAGGAAAGAAGCCTTGGATTATTGCGACGAAGAGCTTCTTGAAAGGATATCCGAAAAGGATGTTGAGGTCGCTATTGATTTGTTTTCCAGTGGTGAATGTGTAGGTATCTTTTTAGATGATGAATTGATTGGGTTTTGGTTTGTTGTTCAATTGAATAATTCTACCTTTGAAATCCACATTAATATGAAAAAAGAACACCGGAAATACAATAAGAATACAGGGAAAGAGTTCTGCGAATTTATGTTTAACTTTCCACAAGTCAATAAATTAGTGGCCTATATTCCTGTTATCTACCCAGAAGTGATAAAATACACACAAAATCATGGTTTTGAACAGGAAGGCTATCTAAAGGAGCACTTCCCAAAAGATTCGGGATACATTGATTGCTTGATGCTTGGATTAACGAGGACTGATTATGTCGAGCGCGGTTAAAAAATTATCTGACCCTATATCGGTCATGACGCTAGGGCAGGCTAGTTCTAGTGATATAGATCCAACTTATAGAAAGGGCGCGCTTGGCGGCAAAGTGCTTGGCGGTGAAGCCTCTCTTGCGGCTGAGGATGCTGCGCGACGTGGTGCGGACATTCAGTCACAAGCACAAATGCAAGCCCTTGACGCAATCAAAACAGCAGGCGCACAAGCTACCGAGACATTAAGCCCATTAGCTGGTCAGGCTATGACGGCCCGTGATGCACAGGCAGCGCTATTGGGTTTAGGTGGTGATTCTCAGGCGGCATTCGATGCAGTTCTTCAAAGTCCACAATTCCAAGCGCAGCAAGCGGCAGCAAATAGAGCGTTAGAACGAAAAGCTAGTGCATACGGGAATCTGGTATCCGGCTCAACTCTATCAGGTCTAACAGAATTAAATGCTCGTCTGGCTGGCGATGCTATCCAACAGCAATTAGGCCAGTTAGGACAGTTCGCACAGCCTGCAATTACGGCTCTTGGTCAGACGGCAGGCATTCAACAAGGCGTTGGCCAAAGTGCAGCACAAGCCCTTACAGGGGCGGCACAAGCACAGGCGCAAGGTTTAGCCGGTCAGGCAGCGGCTAAAGGGGCTTATCAACAAGGCTTAATGAATTTAGGCGGTCAATTAGGTGCGGCTTACCTAGCGTGTGACGAACGAGTTAAAACCAATATTAAGCTAATGGGCAAAGTTAAGGGCTATAACTGGTATTCATTTAACTATGAAGGTTCTGACGTTACGTGCCTAGGCCCAATGGCTCAAGAGGTCGAGCTGATTAATCCGGATGCAGTTAGCCAAATTAATGGCGTTAAAGTAATCAATATGAGGGCTTTATAATGGCGTATAACATTCCACGCCCCGTTGCTATTGCACAGCCATCTTATTTAGGTGGCGCATCTCCGTTGGCTTCTGGTATTCAGTCTGGTGTCCAATTGGCCGGAATGCTTCAGCAGCAAGACGCGAGAGCGAAACAAATGCAAATGCAGGACTTGCAACTTCAACAAGCCCAGCAGCAAATGACCGAGCAAGAGGCTAAATCCGCGCTGGGTAGTGTTGCTCAAGGTGCCGAAGACGTTCTCGCTATTCAAGGGGCTACACCCCAAGAGACACAAACCGCGCGATATAATTACCTAGCCAACCGCTTAGACCAATTAAGAGCGCAAGGAAAAAACACTGAGCAAACTGACGAGGCTTTAATCATTGGGCTTAATGAGGGGTTTGATAGTCCTGCATTCGATCAAGCCATGGGCGAGGCTGTACAGATTGCCAATAGTTTTGGGGTATTTACACCTAGGCAGCAAATGGAGCGCGAACAGGCGGCTAAATTGGCAGCTCAAAAAGGAGAGAAGGCCTTTGACCGGGCTAAAGGACTAAGGAAAGAATATAACGATGCATCGAAGGACTTTTTTAAGGTCAGAGATGCAAAAGCAAGAATAGAGGCATCCGTGGAAGAACCTGACGCCACTGGTGATATTGCATTGATCTTTAATTATATGAAAATGCTGGATCCCGGATCCACGGTTAGGGAGGGAGAATATGCCACAGCGTCTCAGGCTGGCGGCGTAGACTCGGCTGTATTAAATATATACAACCGATTAATTAGTGGGGAGAGACTTCAGCCAGAACAAAGAAATATGTTTTCCAGTAGGGCCTCCAAACTTTTCAAGAAAGCAGAAACTCAGAATAAAAAGGATTTGAATGATGTGCTTCGGGTTGGACGCCAATATGGCCTAACTAAGAGCGATATATTTGGCCAAGATGATCATTTTGCCGTGGCCTCTATGGATCAGGTTAAAGAGGAATATCCTTCACAGCCTGAAGCCAATGCTCAAGATATGACTGGCTTTGTATTAATGGAGGACGCTAATGGCAATAGAGCCATGGTTAATGAGCAGACTGGTGAAGTTAAGGAGCTATAATGGCATTTGATCTATCATCCGCGCGACCTGTTTCACAACCTTCTGGTGGTTTTAATTTGTCTACAGCTATTCCGGTTGAGATGCCGCCAACTGCTGCGAAACCTCAAGAATCAGGGTTTCTTGATACCGCTGCTGGTATTGGTGAGGCGGCTTTGGCTATTGGGACGGGAATTCCTGCACAGGTTGCCAGTGGCTTTTCTGGATTGGCTGGTGGTGATATTCCTGCTACTCAAGAGGCTTTAACTTATGCGCCTAGGACTCAGGAGGGCCAAGAGGCCTTGCAATCCGTTGGTGAGGCTGCCGAATTCGTAGGTGAGACAATCAGTCGAATTCCGGCTGGTCTTAAAGGCTTATTTGATCTTGCAACGGGTGAGGACTTAGATACAGCCGCCCGCTCAGTAGAAGAAATTAAAACCCGTGGAGCATCGAAAGTGCTAGGGGATTATGTGGCCGATGTTACAGGGAGTCCGGAATTAGCAACGGCGGTAGCGCTTACTCCTGAGCTGGCATCCACCCTAGTCCCTGCGTTCAAATTAAAGTCTATGCAGAATTCCGCCATGTTGCAGGCTATCGAGCAGGGTAGTGACAAGGCGCTAAATTATCTTGCTAGAGGGTCAAAGGCAGTTAAGTCAAAAGCGATCAAAAAGGCTAGAGATTTAGGTGTATTGGATGATGCCACTACTAAATTAATAAAAGGGTCTAGCGCCGAAGATAAAAAGTCAGTCTTAAGTATGATTAAGACGGCTAAACGCGGTCTTACTGATAAGAAGGCTCAATACCTTGATCGAACTTATGACGAGGCTGGAAAAGCTTTGAAAACCCGGATTGACACCCTTGATAATACATTGGACGAATACGGGAAAAGGATTGGAGAGCTGACGCGAAATCTTGATGGTGATGTCTCTCTGGATAATGCTGTGACTAATTTCACAAATAAGCTTTACGATGACTTAAGTGTTAGATTTGTCCAAAAGGACGGGAAATTTACTCCGTCATTTAAAGGTTCTGCCATCGAGGATAATGCTACGGCTAAAAGAGTTGTATCTAGATTGGTGGAAAGGATTCAAAACCCTAAGATGAATAACCCTAATTATGCTCATCGTGCCTTAAAGCAATACATTGATGATCAGGTAAACTATGGAAAGGTTGGAGAGGGGTTGACCGGAAAGGCTGATAATATTGTTAAAGGGTTTCGATCTGATATTAACCAAACCTTGCAAGAGGCTATTCCTAAATACGGCGAATTAAACGCGGTTTATTCAAAGGCAGCGAATCTTAAAAATGCGATATCTGATTCAATCGGACGAAAGGTTAACCTAAAGGATTCACGCGCCATGGGTACAGCGGCCAGAGCACTTGGGAACAACACCCAGAAACGCGGTAATATGATCAATGCGCTGAATGAGATTGAAGACTTTACCAAGTCATTAGGGAAAGAACAGAAAGGTGATGTTATGACTCAGTTTATTATTGCTGACGAGCTTGATAATTTATTGGGTGGTCAGGCTGCAACAGGTCTTAAAAGACAGTCTGGAGGCGCGGCAGCAGTTGAAACCGCTCAGGCCATTGCAGAGCCTAGAAGCCTAGTATCAAAGGCTGGCAAGTTGCTATCCAAGGAAGTTGATACCGCTCAAAAATTAGACCTTTATGAAAAGGCCGTCAAAGATATGTTAAGGGGTCAATAATGCCAACAATTAAAGATAACTACCTAGATGTCGAACTAGGTACGGCCTCTGAAGCTGATGTTCAAACCAGCTCTACCGATACCACAGCAGGTAGATTGATGGCTAATGGGGCTTGGGGGTGGGGTGGAAATTTATCACCGACTTTAACTAATTCAGATGCCAATGATACTATCGTCGGAGGGGCTTATCGTGTTGTTTCTTCTGATGCGAACATACCATCTGTATCAACAGGCGCTACAATGCTAGTGATGATATTTGATCAAAACACAATTACTCAGCTAATTCTAGCTAGAGATGCTTCTGGAATGTGGCAAAGAGGTAAGACTGGTGGCACTTGGTCAGCTTGGCAACCAGTCTACACAGGGGCAAATTATCAGCCTGAAACATCAACAGGAATTGGCGTTGTTAGATTGATGCGCAATGACTCGGGAGGTTCAATTGCGCCAAATGCAACGGTGGCAGGGAGTCAGCTTGCATTTTTCACTCAAGATACAGCAGGCAATACCTTGGGCGCTGGATCACCGGGAACTGGAACTTGGAAGAATGTTGCAAACATAACGGTGGACACAACTACTGCAAGAATTGCCGCTTTTGTGAGGATCTCATAATGAAAAAGATATTTAAAAACCCAGTAGAGAATCCAGACGGCTCAATCAACTGTATCGAGATTCACCCGGTATATGGTGAGATAGACCACACTCAAGACCCTGCTTTTGAGTATGAGCTATCTGAAGAGTTAGGGCCGGAAGATTGGGCGGAAGTTAAGCCATGCCCACAATCTGAAAAAGACGCTTACATAGAAAGCCAATCCAGAAAACAATTCAAGGCAGGTCGAGCTCAAGCCATGCAGTCGCTAACGGTAACTACTCAATCAGGATATGTATTTGATGCTGACGAAACCAGTCAAACAAGAATGAGTCGAGCTATTACGATAATGGACGACGTTGAAACCACTGTATGGGTTCTTGCTGACAATACGCCTATTCAGGCCACTAAGGCGGAGCTAAAAGAGGCCCTACGCCTAGCGGGCGAGGCTCAGGCGGCTTTATGGGTTCAATCATGAGTAAGCTATTCTGGTTATTTCGTCGAATCTGGTCTGTATTATGGCTAGGCTCTGGGGTTTTATTGTTAACCGTCTTTACTAGTACATTTCTGACAATTTTTGTCACGCCTACTTTTATTTCCTTGGCAACCGGAAAGGCTGGCGGATATGTTAAAAATGTCTGGTTGGCCTTCGATGTTATGTGGAATGTCATATTACTTGGAGATTGGCCTGAAACCTTCTCTAGTCGATTGGGTAAGATCTATCATCATAACGCCCCTACACGCTTTCCAAAGTGGCTTGTGCATCGTCTGGTGTGGATGCTGGATAAAGTGGACGACAATCACTGTTTAAACTCTATCAATTGGAATCACGGATGGACAAAGTAAGTTTAATTAAAAAGCACGAAGGCTATAGAGATAAGCTATATCAATGCACAGCGGGAAAGCAGACTATTGGATATGGTCGTAATATTGAGGATAACGGCATATCTAAAGATGAAGCCAATCTCATGTTGGCCAATGACATTAAAGAATGCGAAAAAACCCTTAATTATAATCTTCCTTTCTTTAAAGATTTGTCAGAAGTTCGCCACGCCGTACTGGTCAATATGATGTTTAATCTAGGATGGCCTCGACTTTCAAAGTTTAAGAAAATGATCGCCGCTATTGAGTCTAAAGACTTTGATAGAGCTAGTGCTGAAATGCTTGACTCTAAATGGGCTAGGCAGGTTGGAAATAGGGCGCTTGAATTATCTGGAATGATGGAGAGTGATTCATGGGATGGCTAGGCTCTATATTTGGAGGTGGTTCTTTTAAGTCTATTGAGAAGATAGCGACGGAATGGATTGAAACCGATCAAGAGAAAGCAGAAGCTCAGGCTTTATTGGTTAAAGCTATGGACCCTAATGGGTTATTGAGAAGGAATATCTCAGATAGAGTGATGGGGCTTTATACGCTTTACGTCCTATTTACGCTGGCTTTGCTGGTGTGTGAGTCATTTGGCATTGGCCCAGTAGTAGACGGTAAGATGGCGGTATCAATGGCCACTGAAAAAGTGACAGAGCTATTTCTACCTATCACAACCGCATTCGGGGCCATCGTCTCGGCGAGCTTTGGGGTGAACTACGCCAACGCTCGCAAAGGAAGTTAAGCCCTAACATTCACCTTAAGGCCTAGTGTTTTCTCATACCTATCCTTCATAGCTCGCAGCTCTTTGCAATGCTTTTCATTGAGCTGTATAGCGGTCTGGGCTATCTGTAGGTCAATCTCAGATTCCTCAAGCTTTTCCTTAAGCTGTCGGTTCTTATCGTTCAATTGCTCAGCTCTAGCCTTATCTATCTTCCATGACTGAAGCACTTCGTTATAAGCATTAAGAACATCCTTTTCAAATACCGCTCGGTTATCTAGATAAAACTGGCCCTTGGGAGATTGGGCAGACTTGCGCCATTTAAGAATCTTCATAAGATAATTCCTTGATCACTTGTGATAATTCAGCAAAAAATTGATCATGACGTTTTACCGCATTACCGTAAAATGTGAAACAAGTATTCTCTTTAGTTCGAGGACTAGTTTGAATGGTCACCTTGATATTCCCGTTAACACCAAAGTGATTGCGAAATGAAGCAGTCATATTGCGAGTATCTAAAATCATGACAACCCTCCCTTTACGGGATGACATACTTCTAATACTTCACGCCCCTTTAAGTTTAATTGAGTGGTAAAATTGGCCTGCGCATCATTACCTTTTACAGTACAGTAAACATACTGACTTATCCGCGATTGATTAGCCACAATTTGAGCTGAACGAATCGTCTCTGTTAAGAATGAAAATTCCACCGCTTTGTCCTTTGTTGTTGTTTTCAGGTAATTTAAACTAAATAAAAAATCCGACAATGATAATTTCTGCCAACCTTATTAACAATTTACTAACAGGCATAAAAAAAGCCCCGGAGGGCCAAAAATGAGTATTTTCTATTAAATGAACGGGTTTATACCTCCTGATTAGTTAATAGAATGATGGTAAAGCCCATCTAAATATGCATTCCGGTTCTGTTTATTCCTGCGCAAGTCACCAGACGCTACACGAATGCATGTTTAGATAGACTCTAACACTATGATCACACGGACGTTCCGCCGTGTATCGTGTTGTTATATTACTATTGTGCAACCTAAAAGCCATAAGTTAATGTTAATGATATTTAGGGCTTAGTCATTAGCATTTTCTATCAAGTTTATTAGCTTTTCTCGTCTTTAATTAAATGAGGGTGTTGGTATATGTTTCCGACTACATTTAAACGGCCCACTGTAAAAGGTACTAGCGACTGATTGCATTGATTAGAGCTATCATCTTTAAATCGAAATGCGCCGTCTTCAAATATGACTTCACGAGGCTCAACATGAGAAGCGCCTAATAAATCCCCCTCAAAAACCTTATTGCCATTAGCATCTAATAAACCAGTGAACTGCATTAACGGGTATTTATCAGGCATATCAAGAAGACGGTAAAAGTCACCATGTTCTTTCAACTCATCCCATCCCTGCATAGAGTTAGAATTATGACTCCAACAGCGATATTCAATGTCACGCATTATTTACCCTCCTTATTGATTAGCTTACGGATATAATTTAAACCCTTCTGATAAACCACAGTCTTAAGGTTTATAGAAGTATCCCCATTAGGCTTAGTGAATTTAGACTCAATAACCCGGAAGTAGCCACAATCAATGTACTTCTGATATGGCTGGTTATTATTCTGTAATACCTTCTTATCTCGTAGTAACTCAAATAGTTTATTGCGACCAATGCCTATATTTAGAACCTTGGCAGCCTGCCCCACATCAACGGTATCTTTTGACCCTGTCACTTGCTCAAAGAACTCGACTTTAGGCGCATTCTCTCGGGCTTCTAGTTGAAGTTGTTCATTCTCTAATGCTAGGCGACCAGCTTCTAGTAATGCGGCGGCGTAGGTTTGAGGTACTTGAGGTTGACTGGCTTTTTCCAATTCCTGCCAACGATCAACAATTGCGGCGGTAAACTCAGGCGATAGACGAGCCACAAGTACAAGTGAGTCTCTCTTATTTAACTGAGCAACCTTATATATCTGACCATTCTGTGGATTAGGGGTATCCTCAAATTGAGGGGTTAAAAGATCACCGCATTTATTAATGGTGCGCATAACATTGTCATGGCGCTTACCAGTTAATTCAGCAATCTCTCGACTGCTCATTGTCTTAGGTGTGTTTATTAGATTTGTCATACACGTCTCTTTAGTGGTGCCTGACTTATATCTGAGTTCGACCGTGGAAAGAGAAACCACCACAGAATGCAGGCATTGAATTTATCAGTGGTCGAATACCGATAATCACACTATAGCAAAATGAACAATCCACTATAAATCTAAATATTAGATAATAAATGCATTATAAGTATCTATTATTTGAATATTATTTTGTAATAATTGAATTTTATTTATTTCCAAAACTAGATAATATGTAAATACGAAATGATCAAAGGTTACAAAATGAAGGTAAAGGAAAAAAAAAGGTTGTTTAATGAATTCATTAGGCATTTTGCAAAAAACTGCTGTGAAATCATGGAGATAGATCCTACTTACAGCATGGAGGCAATGGCCAAGGATTGCGGAAGGAGCCAGCAAACCGTAAGAAGATACCTCATAGAGCTTGGGTATGGCTCATTTACAGATTTGTTAGATTCAATAAGGAAAGATCTAATAGAAATCCTTGTATCAAAGGATATAGATGATGTCTTTTCTTTATCTAAAAGACTTGGGTTTGATGACTTTAGATCATTATATAGATTCACTTCAAAGATATATCAAGCCACCCCTTCAATTGTTATTGACAACATTAAAAATAAGATTCCTGAAAAAAAGCTTCTATATGTTGTTTCATTTACAAACGGGGTTGTGAAATTTGGCGTTACAAATGATCGCAATAGAAGATTTGAGGCTATTAAGTGTAATCACTTAGTTAGAGAGGCAAATATTAATAGGCAGTTCTCAACTGAGCTTCGCGAGGATTACAGCAAGATAGAAAACATTCTTATTGGGAAATATAGAGATTTCTCAATAGGTTGTTCTAGAGAATGGCTTGAAAATATCAGCTTTGACCAAGTTGCTCTAGACGCTATTGAAATGACTAAATCAGATGCGGAAAAGCTTAACCTTGGAGAAATCACTAAGTCAGCAATAGATAGTGGGTTTTCTAATATTATGGAGGTATGCACATTATCAGGAATCGAGTACATGGAGTTAAAAGACTGGCACAAAAACAAACCAGAACGATTCAAACTAGCCATAGATGCGGCTTTATATAGGAAGGGAAAGAGATGAAAAGAACGGCTTTATTATTTATCGCTCCATTTTTACCAGTGCTAATAGTGTGGGTTGTTTTTGCATTTATGTGGGTGTGGGGTTTCGACCCTGTGTGGAATCCGCTTGAATGGAGTGAAGTAGGGAGAGGATTAGGCGTCGCCTACTCAATTGTATTTACGGTTTATATGACGATGTTTTTAGCAGGTAGAATTCTAGAGGATAAATAGATATGAAAATGAGTGATGCAATAAACCTATTAATTGATGGTAGTAAGAAGCATGGAGTCCTAGCTAAGTCTGAGGATGTGGAAATAGCAGTTGATACGCTAATTAATCAGCACGACCAGCTAGTCGAGCTTAATAAAGGCTTAGTAGGCGCTCTAGAGTCAATGATTGAGGCTAATGAATGTAAAGAACTACCTAGTCCACACTGGGTAATCTCTAGACAAGCTTTAGCCATCAGCTTAGTTAAGAAAGCCAAGGAGCTACTATGAATAAAGAAGATATTAAGAAGTGGTTAATTGAGAAGGATATTAACCCGGGTCAGTTATCATTCCTTATAAGTCAGTACGGCGTAGAAAGCCTATACATCATGATGCACGACTGCTACAAGGAGCTTAGTCGTGATAAGTGGTTAGACCCTAAAAATGTGAAGCCATAAGATGCATGTCACATGATGGGTGCAAGTTATTGGGTTCTCCTGAGTAATCGGGAGATTATGAAAGCCTATTAAGGGAATTGAAAAAAGCTGGCTAGTTATCCCCATTCTAGCCGTTACGTTTAAATAGTCGCCTTCTATAAGCCGCGGGGCGGCTGGAATCACTTAAGGCGTATTCCTAAGCCAAAAAAACCCGCAACGATTTGAGCATGGTGCCGACATTGGTGTCGGTAGCAGAGGCTTGGCGGGTGTATTGATCGCCTATTATAACCCCGACGATGGGCACCGCTTCCTACTCAATGGTAAGTGCGCCCGTCAATTATACCCCATTAGCATTTCCCTGAAAATAAATACAAAACTGTATTGCACAATACAAAACTGTATTGTATAGTTATTACATCAACTAACGAAATAAAGGAAATAAAAAATGACTAACTTAATTATGAAGATGGGCCGCAAAACATTAAAAGGCGATTCAGTAGAGTCTATTCAGGCTCAGCACCGCGAATATATTAACAATTCAGGTAAAGGCGCAAGCGAACTTACCGCCTCAGAATGGGAGCCAAAGATTAAAGATTCAAACGGCGAGGTACTTGGTCATTTCTCTTATAATTCACGTTTTTGGGCAGCTTAATGAAAAACCTAGTGATTAGCTTTAGCGGTGGCCGTACAAGCGCATATATGGCAAAACGCCTGTTCGATGACCCTGTTGCCGAAAATCAATATTTTGTATTCATGAACACAGGTGCAGAAGATGAGCGAACACTTGAGTTTATTAATAAGTGCGATAAAGAGTGGGAGTTAAATCTTATATGGATTGAGGCGCTAGTAAACCCAGAAAAGGGGAAGCGCACAAACTATAGGATTGTTGATTTTGATTCAGCCAGTAGGCAGTGCGAACCATTCTATGACGTTATTAAGAAGTACGGCATCCCAAATAACAGCTATCCGCATTGTAATCGTGAATTAAAGCTACACCCCTTCAATTCATGGCTGGCCGATACCTGCCCCGATGCTCATAGAGCAATAGGTATAAGGTTGGATGAAATAGACAGAATGGCCGCGAACATGGACAAGATGAAAATAATCTACCCCCTCATCTCAAGATGGCCAACTATGAAAGCTGAAATATTATCATGGTGGGAGAAGCAGTCTTTCAACCTAGATATTCCAGAGCATTACGGGAACTGTGTAACATGCTGGAAAAAGTCAGACAGGAAGCTTTTAACGCTAGATAAAAATGATCCTATACTGTTTAGCCATTTTCAGGAGATGGAGCTTATCGCGTCAGATTTAGGTAGTAATGCCCCAAATAATAGCGGGGTATTTTTTAGAAAACACAGAAGCACTGAGGATATATTAAGGGAGTCTGAGGAGCAGTTTAATGCTTTTGAGGACAAGTACTTTAACTACATTTCAGATGTTAGTAATGGTTGTTCTGATTCCTGTGATCTCTTTGGATAAAACTATGACCCTACAACAACACATAGACCAAAACCACGGCGGTAATAAAACCGCCTACGCCCGCCACATGGGCACCAGTTATACGCAGGTTAAGCGATGGCTTGAAATGGGGGTAATCATCGTAGATGGGCAGTTGTATAAGCCTGTTTACTACACAGATAGCGAAACAGGACTACATACGAGGGCGTAGATATGAAAAACGGCAATACCTCAATACACAGTACAGGACTCACAAAGGAAGAAATGGAGGGCGTGGCTGATAAATTTCACCAAGGCCTAACCAAACGCGAGCACTTCGCAGCAATGGCTATGCAGGGGCTTATGCATAGTGACACAGTGGGGTGGGCCAACTGGGCTAGCAATTTAGCTGAGGAATCAGTGGAGGCGGCTGATGCCCTACTAAAAGCACTAGAGGAAACAAAATGAAAGACTACGAACTATTTGAACATATTGCGGCCAACTTAAAATCTGGTAGAGCTGCTGGGGCAGGATTAATCAATAATCATGGAGCGCTTAACTGGATACATCCTACTGATGTGGATTTATCAGGTTGGCGGGGGATCGAGCTAGCACCCCGCATGGTACGCATTAACGGTATAGAAGTGAAAGCGGGTATGAGTGAAGCGCCGGAAATGCATACCGAGGTATATATGGCATCTACTGACTCAGCTGATCTTTACCTTGATACAAGTTTTGACCTAGGGAATAAGCATCAAAAGCACGCACTGAAGAGTGGTGTCATGTTTGGTTGCAGAGAAGACGCCATAGCCATGGCAAAAGCTATGCTTAGCTTTGAGGAGGTGTGATGAGAATTGTACTTTTACTGATTGTATTGGTGCTTTATGGGTGCAATAAGTCGGGGCCGCATGAAATAGCAGATGGTCGAGGTATTTGCGTTAATGTGGTTGATTACGATGGCCATACTGGTCGATATGTTGTTGTCTCTTATGTTGATGGGAATGGATATATGGTTTTTTCGGGTGAGCTATTTGAATCTGATAAATGCAATAAGTTGTCGGAGAGTAGCCAGTGATAATCAAATGGATAAAGCAAATATTCCACAAGCATGAATATGAAGACTTTAAGTCAATGGAGCCTATTGGCGTAACAATGGGATATAACTTAAAGCCAGTAGTTGAGTACAAGGCTTTTATGAAGTGCAAACATTGTCATTGTGAGAAGCATAAGAGAGGGTTAATTGTATTTAGGGATGTTGAAGTAAATCCTGAAAACTATGGCCAAAATGGAAGGCCATTGCAGAAGTTCTTTGATATGACAATAACGCCCAATTAAGGGCGTTTATATGCTAGGTCTTTATTTAAGAGATTAGAACATTTAAAATAGTACATGCTTATTCGCACTAAGCAGACAATACACTAATATTAACTAGAACCGCCTAGCGGTGAGATTGTATCCAATGAGCTTTATTAGTGGGGCTTATATGGTGTGCGAGCAGTCTCACAGCTAAGCGGTTTTTTTATGGGAAAAATAAATGAAAATTAAAGATTTACCTTGCGTTTATGTTTTGGCTACTCCTAATTTTGAATTTATAAAAATCGGGATGACTAAAAATATAAAACAGAGGCTTGGGAATATTCAATCTGGATGCCCATACAAGCTTAGTCTATGGGTATTGATAAAGACCAAATATCCTTCCGAAATTGAGTCTAGGCTTTTATCTATGTTTTCTAATTTTAATGTTCGAGGGGAATGGTTTTGCTTGCCTAATAATGAGCTTGATAGATTGCTATTAATAGCGAATACGGAAAACAACAAATCAAAAATAGAAATAGGAAAAATAAATGAAATGGTTTAAGCACGACACAGATGCAAATATGGATGCAAAACTACAGGAGGTTTTGCTCGATTATGGTTTAGAGGGATACGGCTTATATTGGTATTGCATTGAACTCATTGCTGGGAAGGTGGATGCTGAAAACCTTACTTTTAGCCTCGAGCATGACTCTAGGATTATAGCTAGAAATACAGGAAGCACACCGCAAAAAGTTACAGAGATGATGACAAGGTTTGTCGATCTTGGATTATTTCAAGATAACGGTGGATTGATAACATGCCTAAGACTTGCAAAAAGACTAGATAAATCAATGACTTCAAACCCTGAAATGAGGCTGGCAATTGACAATATGAGGAAAAATCATGACTCAATCAGGACTCAGTCAGGAAAAGTCATGCAAGATAAGAATAGATTAGAAGAGAAGAGAGTAGATAAGAATAGAAAAGATAATATAAATACACCCTCTGATTTCAGTGATGTCCTTGATCACTTGAATCTAGTTACTGGTCGTCAATTCAAAACAGGGAATGAAATAACAGCAAGGCTTAAAGATTACACGGTTAATTGCCTAAAACTTGTCATTGATTACAAAACAAGAGAATGGAAAGGGACAGATATGGAGAAATATCTAAGACCACAAACCTTGTTTGGGAAATCAAAGTTTGAGGGATACCTGAACGATGCTAGATCAAACCTTCCAACAGGGAAGCAAAGCAATACATACCAAACATACAACAATCTTTTGAATGCAAATTTACCAGACCTAGGGGAAGGCTATGGACAACCAAACTCAATTCAAACAAGCAATGGCGGCACTGTCATCGGTTTACCAGAATCAAATGACACCGGAAATGATAGCAATTTACTGGGCGGTACTTGGGAGCCACAATCCTAGGCACTTGGAGCAAGCGGTCAAAGATCATATTGCCGACCCAGTTAATGGAAAGTGGTTCCCTAAGCCAGCCCACTTGATTGGCCATATTGAAAAATACAAAGCAAAAGATAAATCAATGCAAGAGCTTCTTAGCCCACCAAGGTGTGACGAGTACAAAGAGCCAACGCCAGAGCAAAAAGAAAAGATCAAAGGGATGATTGAGGAAATGAAGCGTGGACTATGAGCAAAGCATAATCGGAAGCCTTTTGTTAGACCCGCTAGCAATTGAAGGACTCAAACCACTGGTAGCGCCTTCTGATTTTGGCAATGACCAGCTTGGCGAGGTGTTGAGAGCTATCTACGAATTGTCAGACCAAAGCAAGCCAGTAGACACCCTAAGTCTAGGTGATGAGCTAGGGAAAGAAAAATACTTAACGACATTGAGCTTGAATGACCTGCTAGTAATCGAAGAAAACACAGCCAGCGCGGCAAATGTTGAGTACTACGCAGAGCGCGTAAGAGACAACGCAAAACGTAGAGCGGTACATAGAGTCTCGGAATGTGCGAACGATGCTGAGAGCGGCGCTGAGGCCGTAGACGAGGCATTAAAACGACTAATGTCAATCAACACTGAGCAAAAGAAGAACCAAAAGCATGTAAATGATGCTTTAACCGAGGTCATCGCTAGAACGGAGCAAATCTTTAATGGGGATGTTGATTATATAAAAACTGGCTTAATTGATCTTGATCATCAGATAGGCGGGTTTTCAGGTGGCAAGCTCTACCTGCTTGGCGCTAGGCCTGCGATGGGTAAAAGTGCATTAGCTCTAAACTTTGCCCTTAATGCCATTAAAAACGATATACCGACAATGGTATTTAGCCTTGAAATGCCTAGCGATGAAGTGACCTACCGAATGATTTGT